ACCTTCTACGGGTTGCCTAACTAGAGGTTGTGATGCACCGCCATAGGTTGGTGTTCCGTATGTAGATAAGCCATATATAGCTACTACGTCTTCAGAGTCTAAAGGATACGCGCTAGGTCTAGCTGAATCTGGATCCTCATAATCATACCTTAAAAATAAGTCTGCGTCTATAGCTGCTTCAGGTTTATAATTAAGTATAACCCTCTGCATATGCTTTCGTATTCCTGGGTCATTAAAAGTTAAGTCTGGGCTTCTGTACCTACCCGATATAACTTCTCCGTCAAACGTATTACCTGACTCTTGTCTATAGATGTAACCCCCTGAGTATGCACCGTGTAGAACTAATACGTCACCCTCATCTACAAAGCTGTCTGTACATGCAGGTCGTATACCCCTTATTTCTGAGAACTCAAAACTTTGTCCTTTTAGTACACAGATAACACCTTTGCTTTGATTTTCAGCTACAGAACTTTTAGTAAAAAATATCCTGTATTGTGTTTTGTCAGGTATTACAGTAGAAACAAACTCTGATGCGCTAGATAGATTGTCATTAAATATAGATTGTACATTAGAACTTATTGTACCAAGTTCAACGTCACCAATTCTAGCAGTACCAGCAATAGTACGTAAGCCATCTGGACCTAAGAAGATTAAGTCACCAGCAAATTCTTGTATTGTATCTCCGTTTATACAACCAATGTTACGAGTAACGGGGGTAACAGCAAAGTTAGTACTTGATGTACCTGATAGTTTAAATATCCTTGTTTCACAAAATACAAATAAATCATCACGGAAAACTTTAAGACCTACTACCGTGTCATCAACTTTAAAACTACCAGCTCCTTGACCCGACTGAAAAGCATCTTCGTCAAAAGGAACACTAAATATAACTTCTTGTTTTGTAGTAGCTTTACCTGCGTAAAACATGTGGTTTTTAAATGATGCTACGTATTTCGCACCTGCAACAGAGCTGTCACTTACATCTGTAGCAGCTAATGATGAGTTAAATACTGTAGGAGCATTTACACCATCAACAACAACTATCTTATCTGTGCCATCAAAGTTAAATCTCTCAAACGTGTACTTACCTGCACTAGTTCTACCTGAGTCTCTTGAAGTCCAAGATGATCCCCCTGGAGTTGCACTATATATACTTGTACCTCTAGCTGCTAATACTACATCAGCAAAAGAAGCAACCATTAAAACTTTTTCTGATGCAGAAGAAGTATAGGGTACAATAGCACTTACGTATTTAGAAAAACCATTAATACGTCTGTAGCCACCCTCAATGTCAGGTTCAAAGTTTCTTAACTCTAGAGCCTCACCTGGCTGCATCATAAAAGTAGACTTGTTTAGAACTAAGCCACCTTCACAATTAAATGCTACGGGTTGAAGTTGTGAATTATCTGGCATCTAGTTTACTCTTAAAGAGGAGCTAAAACCGCTCCTAGAATTATTAGGCATATATGTAGATCTAATATATTCATATTTATTAACTAACAAGGTTTGCATATTCTTTATGCCTTGTTCAAACCTAGTAAAGTTAATACCATATTGTTGTACTTCTCCTCTATACTGATACACAAAAGAAGTTGCCCCGTCAATAATAATAGCAGCAAAACGATCAGGAATAGTTGTAGTATCCCCATAAGCTGCCATATCCGCAGGGAATGTAAAGTAATCAAACTTAACAACATAAGATTTAGTGGGGTATGGGTAAAATAAATAATTATTATCTAAGGTTCGTACAACGTGCGTGGGTACGCCTCCGTCATCAAACTGCGTCACAACAACATCGTCAGCGTATGCCGCAGCGGTTGTTCCATTAGCACCTCGTGTACATCCTGTAATGTCATTACCACTAATAGCAGTATAGGTTACTTCTTCGTTTCCTACATATACTTTTCCAGCACTATCTAAACCAGTAGTTGATGTAAGAGTGAGAGTAGTAATAGAACTTGAGTGGGAACCATTCAGAGTTGTGGATATAATTAAGTCTTCTTGCTCTACGTGTTTATTAACATAATCATTGTAGTCAAGGATGCCCAGTTTACCACCGCTGTTGCCTAGTGTTTCATTAGCTACTATTCTAAATGTGTTGTAGTCAACTACCTTAGTCGAAGTAGGTAACGAGTATCGAACAACACCCGCAGTTAATGTTTTACTTTCAGTAGCGTGGTTAAATGGGTAATTAAATTCTCTTTGATTTATATATCGGATAGCTTCGTTAACAGCCGTTTTAGCCTGTGTTTGTATTCCTCTAGCAGAAGTAAATGTAGAAGATGTTAATTCAACTTCGTTTAACCTTGCAAGCACTTTGTTTGTTAAAGTTAGATAAGTTTCCGCCATGTATAAAATCTTTCACAAAAATAAGTTGAAGGGGCCAGTTCAACCAGCCCCCTCATAATGTTATATACGTTATGCTAATGTGTCTCTATCAACATCAGTACCAACTAGTGATCCTGTGTCTGAACAATCCATCATAACTGCAAAGATCCTAATTACTCCACTAACAGGTACAGTTGTTGCTGCTTGTAATTCTAAATCAATAGTATCAGCAGTTTCAACTAGTATATTAGAGTCGTCAGTAGGTGTAGCGTAGTCACCTGTAGCAGCAGCATCACCATCGTGTACTGCAACAAAGGTATCTACTGCACCGTGAGTGTCAGAGAAACCTAAGTTCAAGGTAACGCCTGCAGCACTTGAATCTAGAGCAGTAGTATATTGCATACCTGCCTGTAGAACCAATGTGTTTGCAGGAACGCTTATTGCCTGAAAAATATCGTCTGCAGCTAATGCAGAACCTTTCTCAGTTGTAGCAGTAGCTAGATTTATGCTAGCTTGAACGTAATAAGGCATTCTGCCTCTATTGCTCATGCCCCTTGCGGAGACTAATTCGCCAGTAATTGTACTCATTTTTTAATCTCCCCTAAGCTGCGTTATAAATGGCTTGAACGAGAGCTTCTGGACGAAGAATCTTTCTACCATAAAGGTGCATCCCACGAACAATATCACTGAACGAATCGGGATCTCGATAAGATTCAACTTTATTGATCTGTTCTGCGGTTGCAACAGCCGAATCATGTCCAGCAACAATTACCCCATAGTTAGCAATTTGGTTAGCTGTTCCAGATGTGCCTGGTCCAGTACCTACTGCAGGTAGATTGTTAGAACTATATACACGGAAGCCGTGTAAGCTGTTGATTATTAGGCCGTTTTGGATACCAGAACCACCGAAGTCTGCGTTCATAAGACGAGAATCTTCGTCTTTTAGCATTTCGATGAATACAGGACCAAGTACGATCCAACGGTTACGTGAGTCAACATTTTGTTGATCCATTAGACGAGACATTCTCGCAATTACCTGTAAAGGAGAGGCTGTAGCTGTTGCTGCAGCAGTAGCACCACCAAAACGAGGGATAAGGGGGATCGAATGAGTCCCTGCCGACGAAGTTGTAATGTTACCAAAGTCACCTTTGTTTAGCTTCATGCTTGAAAGTAGTTCGTCTGTGCCAGCAGTAGAAACTGCAACAGTACCATTTGTAGTGGCATTAACGGTGTCGCTAGCCCCATGAATTGATGTCTGTTTGTAACCAGACAGATACCCAAGACAATCTTGGTCCATTTGGTCTGCTAGTCTATATGCGGCACGGTCTGTAGCGAGCTTCATAAAATCAACGTGACTATGTGCTTCCTCTATATCGTCGATTTTAAATGCAAAGTAATTTGCTTTATCGACGGTAAGTTGAAACTCTTCGTCATCAAGATCCTGTGGCAGTATTGTTGTACCACGAGTGTACGCCTTTACTGAAACTTCTGGTTCTTTCATTATTTTTACTGTATCGCCTTGGTTTGCTATTTCACCAAAGTAATCGTTATTGGTAATAGCGTTAGCAACGGCAGACTTGCGAAATGCGAGTTGTACCTGTTTGCTGTAGATGATGGGTGAAAAATTACCGTTTGGTAAGTTCCCGTACCCACTTGCTGAAGAAAAAGCCATTGTATAAAATCCTCCATAAAGATATGGCTATGTAATATAAACAC